ATTAACGAACTCATATGTTTTTCTGAATTGTCGTAGTCCCTCAATAATACCTTTTGGATTATCATACTCCCAAGCAAATCTATAATTTTCTAAGTAATCTTTATTTGCTGGTTTGACTCCTCTTGGTCTTATATCAAAGAATATGAATTGATTTTGATTATCTGTTAGTTCTGGTATCAATATAAGTTTAGTTCTAAACTCTCCGCTCGTTTTCCAATACTTGATAAATGGTTCCAATGTGCTTAGGTCTACCATTTCAGTATTTCTATCATACCAAAAATATAATGGAAATGAAGCTCCACTCATATAATCTAATTGTTTTAGTTTCATCAATTCTTGAAATACTTCTTGCTCGAAATCTGTTGCTAAAAAATCTGTTACTTTAATTCTTAAACTTGGTTCTGTCATTCTAAGTCCTTGCAACTTCTGCACTTCTTGTGCTTTTCACATTTTTCATAGTCGTGTGAAATGATTTTACCTTTGTCATCATAACACTCGTCCATAAACTCTTGTAACCTATTCATAACCTTATTGATACTTGGTTTTCCACTTGCTGGTGAGAACGCCTGAATTCTTCTTTGTGGATACATCATATTTTCATATAATCTTCTCTTCAATATTAAATATTCAACATCTATTTTATCTTCTGATATTTCTAATTGTTTTGCCATAAAGTGTTTGTATAATAGTAACTGATTAGTTTTGTTCTTATCAGCTTTCATATATTTATTCCAACCCATAGTAGATGATTTAATATCAATAATTCGCATACGACCCGTTTTCTTGTCGTGTAGCACCACATCCATATAACCAACGAATCTCATATCTTTTGGTAGTTTATAATTTAGATTCATTTCAATACCAACTAACTCAGTATCTTTCTTTTTGAAATGACTTGACTTTCTCTTTAAGAACTCATCAATGATATTGAATCCGTCTTGAGTGAACTCTGCCATTTCTTCTTTGGTTACTTCAAATCCGTCACCATATCTTTTCTTGGCTTCTTTATATAATTCTTTCATACGATAGATTAAAATATCTTGAAGTGGTAATGCATCTGCTTCTTTGATTGTTCGTTCGTAATAACATACTAAATACGCTTGAATAGTTTCGTGAATAGCACTACCGAACAAGGTATAAATATTACCTTTGAAAGTCTCTGCTTTATCCACATAGTTTGCTTTCCAAGTATAAGGACACTTGTCCCACATACTGAACTGACTATAACTTATTTTGCCCATTTGCCCCTCGATACTACTTGTGCCATAATTCCATATACTGATATGTCATTATAACTATCCACTACTGGCTCATCTTGAACTGAGTTTCCGTCGTCTCTCATCAATAGTGTTTTAATTCTTTCTGTCTTGTCTTGTATTCTGAACCATAATCCCAACAACGATAATTTGATATCTTCCTTGGTTTTCAACAACGAACCAACTGCCACATTTTGTGGGCCGTAGTCGTGTTGTTTATGTAAGAACAATTCATATTGTTCTTTTTGTATAGTTCTAAATTCTTTTGTCATTTCGGGATATTTATTTTCCATATATGAAACAACATCAATAATTGGTTCTGTCGGGTCATATTCTTGCCCTACATCATCAACGACTCTTGGAAAGTCTAATGCTGAATCTGGTTGTCCCTTTGGTGTGTCTTTAATCGCCATTATTTACTCCATATTTTTTTTAGTTGTTTCTCATCTACACCATACTTTGATATAATTGAATATACGACATCTTTACCCATAATGTCAAGCGTTTTCTCAATATTTTGTGAACTTTCTTCAAAGTGTTCACATAATATATCCATAGCCCACTTTTCAATCTTAGATTTCTTCTTAGATTTAGTGTATCGTAAGTATGTATTTCCTCTCGGAAGTAGATTTGTATAGAATTGATAAACCGTCTTTGGTTTCAATTCCCAATATTGTTGTATTTCATTTACAACTTCTATCCAATCGGCTTTCATCGATAAAAACCTATGCACCATATAATTAGACCAGGTCTTTTTATCTGATTCAGATAGTTCGTCCCAATACAATTGGTTCTGAACATTTGTAACTTGTTTTATGTGGTCAAATAGTGTTTTTGTTTTCATAGTGAATAACCTTAGATATAAATAAATATAGAACTTATAAGTCAAAATGACAAAAATCTTTATTCTGTTCGTAAAAAGTTTTTAGTTCTTGCCAGTTCTCAATATTTTTGTAATTGTCTTCTGTGTTTATTTTAACACCAGAGAAGAATCCAAATAAATCTTCATAAAATAATACTCGTGAATTTTTGTGTTTCTTTAAATAACCAATAGTTTTTATTGATATCTCTTTCATTCCTTTTATATCTTTTTTTATATCTTCAATATCAATTTTACTAACTTTAATTTTGTTATACTCATCTTTTTCTTTTTGTGAAAATGTTTCTACCCCAAAATCTACTGCTCTCCACTTCTCTGTCCTCTTTGCCAGATTTAATGATAATGCTTGTTGAAAAACATTTCTTCTTGATAAGAAAAAAACCATATCGTGATATTCTATTATAGTTCTATGTAATTTTTTTTCTGGATATACACCAAACTTGATACCAAATGTATCTTTGTTGTTATACATTTTGTCTAAAAATGTTTTTACACCCAAAGATTCTATTATTTTTTCTGAGTGGTTAAATTCTGGTTCCCATATAAACTTTTTTGATGAGATTTCTTGTAATGTTTTACAAAACTCTGTTGTTCCACTACGACTACAACCCAATACTAATACTTTATTTAAATGCATTACCCAACATCCAAGTTAATACCGAACTCCTTACTCCACTCGTTAGTGGTGATACTCGGTGTCCTAAATATGATGGAAACAATATTAAACTTCCTTTCTTTCTACTACCGACTGCTGTTTTTTCACCTGTTTCATCAGTCATACTGAACTCAAAGTTTCCACCCTCATAATCATTTTCATCTGCTAATTGAACAATTGCGGTTATTTTACGAACTGATGTTTCTTCATTTCCAATGTCTAAATGCCAGTCGTATTTACCTGTGTCCTCATACCTTAACATACGAATATTAGAAAGTTGGTTTGATATATCGAAGTTGAAAAATAATAAATTTGCCATTTCACAAGCCATATTTATATTTTTGTTTAGATTGAATCCACCCGATAGTATCACATCACTATCAAATCTAACCTCTTGAACTTTACGAACACTCTCGTTCACTACATCAGCACCATTTCCTTTGTAAGTTCCTGCCACCGTAGCTTTATGTTGTTCTGAAGTGTTAAACATTTCTAACAACTCATCACATCTTTTTTCTGTTAAGAAGTCATCTTTATGAACCACAAACTTAAAGTTTTTCTTTTGTGTTAGATTTTCTATCACTTGAAGTGGTCTCCTATGAATAACTCTTGTAAAACATATCTTGTTCCTTTTGTAACTGGTGTTACATTGTGAGATAAAAATGTTGGAAAGATAGTCAACGAACCTTTTAATTGGTTCATTGTATACCATTCTTTTGTGTGTTTATCTTGGACACCAAATTGAACTTCACCACCCTCGTATTCACTTGGGTCTGTTAATTGGACGATTGCTACAAGTTTTCTATTAGAACAACTACCTGCATTAAAGTCTGTATGCCAACCATAAAATCCACCTTGGTGATACTTGATAAGTTTTAATTCGTCATCTGCTCCCTCAATATCAAAGTGAAATACACCTTGATTAACTATCTTTACCACTTGATGTATTTTGTCCTGTAACCACTTCCAATCTTTATTACATTTGTCTGGTCTGAGTCTATTGTCTGGTTGGTCAAATAAATACCATTCCTCAGTAACTCGTATCTCTGGTATGATTGCTGCTTCACCACACTCACCACCAACTCCACCTGTTACAACTTCTTCTGTTGTGGTTATTTGTTCTATCAATTCATCACACTTTTCGTGTGTTAAAAATTTAGGTATCTGTATTGAATACTTGAAATCGTTATTTAGTTTCATTTAAATGTATTTCCTTTTATGAATGTTATCATAGTGTATCTGTCTTTTTTATCAAATTCTAATACTCGGTGTGCTGCAAATGATGGAAATATCACCATTCTACCTTTTTTTGCTTCTATTTTGTCGTTCCAAATCTGTAATCCACCACCCTCAAACTCATCATTTAGAAATGTCACACAAGACATTTTGGTGGTAGTGTTAACTACTTTTCCGTCTCCTGCTGCATAATCTGAGTGAAATAATGTTCCTGCCCCTAAACGAGAGTTTATATCTTTAAAATTCTCTATCGGATATAACTTTATACAAGAGTGTTGGATACTATCAATGTCAAATTTAAATACGAGTTGATTAGATAATTTTGCTATTTTCCATATTTTATCCAATACACTTTTGTCCTCAGTTACCACGTTTTTACAATTGTGTAAACTACCCCAGACAAATTCATCTTCATCAACTTTATCGTTTATGTGTTGCATTTGAGATTCACACTCTTCAGGTGTTAGAAAATTATCTCTTACTAAATACCATTTGAAGTCGTGATTATGTATCAGACTCATCAGAAACTAAAACCTTATTTGCGAAATAATTAACACCACTATCCGTAGAGTTTATGTTGTATGTTATTTCTTCTTTATTTACAATATCAATATGAACAACTTTTAATTTATTTAACTCATCATTCAAAACCTCATCACCTATTCTAAGTGGTCTATAATCTGAATCTACCTCAGAATCTCCTACTATATAAAATGGGTGGTCATCTGTTGCTGTAATTTTTGTATTGTTGTCAAAGGTATATGTTACGATATTGTCGTGTAATATTTTTACTACTTCCGTAACCTTTGAGTTTTGTAACCTACCAGATTCAATATCATATGTCTTAATTTTTACACCTGGTGTAATTTTTTCTATCTTTTCAAATGTTCCGTCAAACAATGTAATCATTGTATTACCTGTAAAACAAAATGAACTATTATGACTAACTATGTCGTGTGCGACAATTGTTCCGTAGTCTTGATTTAGTAAATTGTAAGTAATATGTTCACCTTCAATCTTTTTGATTTCGGTAATTTCTACCCAACCATCTAAGTCTCTTACATAATCACCAACCTCTACAACTTCACTACCACCTGCGTGATTTGGATTGTGTCCATCTATTGTGGACCAACCTTTATCTCTTAGTAAAAATGGGTGGTTTCCTGTTGGTTTAAGTGTTTGTCCAGACTCTAATGTTAATTCATAACAATCGTCGTGTAGTTTTTTCATAATAGAATTGACTTTACCTTCCTTAAACTCATCAGTTTCTTCATCAAAAACCAATACACTCTCTCCCAATTCTATCTCATCAATTCTTTTATAATTACCTTCACCCATATTAATTACTTGGTCTGGCATAAAGCAAAACTTATTGTGAACCAATACATCATTCGCAAAATAGTTGTGGTGTGTCTCAACCTCTAATGAATATGTTTGGACTGGATTTATATCCTCTTGTAAATCAGTAATCTCAGTCTCTACAAGTTTTTCGCTCTGAAGTTCTAAACATTTATCTCCAACTTCTAATTGTTTGGTTTTAATATCATATCTTTTTTCTGTCCATTGTGGTTTGTAAGATGACCAACCTTTTCCAACTACCCAATATGGGTGGTCAAATGTATTCTTTGTCTTCTTGTCACCAAAACTAATCTCTACAATATCTGCGTGTGTTGGTGTTTCAATGGATAATACTTTTCCTACTTTAATTTCTTTACTATCAAAATCGTAGTTAT